TCGCGTTGTTCGCGGGCTTCGCGTTGTTCGCGGGCTTGTTCGCGTTGTTCGCGGGCTTCGCGTTGTTGTTGGGCTTCGCGTTGTTCGTGGGCTGAGAATTCACCATGATCGTTTTATACTAATAATTAAGATTATTTTTTCAAGTCACGTTTTTTCAGTGTCGCTTTTAATTCAGCCATGAGTTTGGCGCGTGTCGCATTTATGACTGGTTTCCTGGGTGGCTGAGCTGAAGGTGGAGGTGGAGGTGGAGGTGGAGGTCGAGGACCACCCCGGGATGGTACATAAGAATTGGGCACGACGATCGTCTTACAAATTCGAATCATTTGCTGAGCATTTTTTACACTATTTTCAAAATTCATAGTAATCCTAGAACGAAGTTCCTTGGCTGTGAGTTTTACGCGTTTCCCACGAACATCTTTCGTAACCCGCAGACCCAGCTTCTTAGCCTTCTCTTTCAAGTCCTTGTACTGCATTTAATAATAACAGAGAAAATCTGTAAATGTCCTGATTTTCCCTATATTGATAAGTCTGACAAACTCGATATCGTCTTTTGAAAATAAAAGTGGATTTGTTGTAGTCATTGTATACGCTCGACATATAGTCAATGTGATATGATCAAAATAAATTAAAATTTCATCAATATCAACCGTATCTATAGCCACTCTTAATTTCCCCACAGATAATTCATAACGACCACCTTGGGTGTGAGTAAGTAAATGTTTTTGTATAAACTCCTCACTATAGTTATCTGGTGGTGTACATCCAATTTTATGGTCGTGTCCTGTATATCGCATGAGTTTTTGTAAACCCGGTGCAAGTTTTTTCAAAAAAACGCGTTTTTCAATACTTAGAGACATATGTTGTATATGAATATAAAATGAGTGAAGTCATAGAATTGAAATACATGATTCACCGGGTATTAATACCCAGGATACGGCAGCTCGAAGAAGAACTCACTACACTCAGGAAACATACATGGCCGTATGTTCAAGCCCAGAAAGAACATCATCAATTGGATGACATAAACACTAAAATGAATTTTTTTAAAAACCTCGATGACGATACGATCAAGGAATTGTTAAGTATCAAATCCATGTTTAGTGCAAACCCAAACATGGAACTAATGGAATATGATACGATTACACATCGAATTCTACAAAATAATTTCTGTTAAAATAGTATAAAATGGCTCGCAAAAAAAGAGGTAAAGCTAAAGCTACCCGAGGTAGTTCCGCGACAGCTGCTGTATCTACATCATCTTCTTCTCTTATAAATGCAGCTATCGTTTGGTATTTAATGCAGCCAGCATACCCAGGCGCTGAATTAGCAGATTTATCTTTGCCCATGAAAATCGGTGTTGGATGTTGTGCGTGTTCTCTGCTTTCGTCGATAATTCGAATAATACAGTACCTCATACATTTCCTGACGGGTATTAAAACATTTTAAATTTTTTCCCAGTACATAATAAACAATGGGTTCTGCTCTGTCATCCATGTGGTTCTTTGTAAGCCCCATCCCTGATTTATCTTCTAAAGGTAAACCTAAACCGATTTCCGCGGCGGTGATGTTCGCGAGTTGTCTTTCATTGACGCTCGCACTTTACCTCGCGTATAGAACGTTTATGATGTCCTTCCCACTTCTACCACCCCCGCCGTTTTATTCCGTGACCGCTGCAACACTTTTATGTTGCTGTTGCTCGAGTAGTAAACTCGTTGGGCAGGCGCGTAAATTTACTAAAGTCTAACGTGTCTTATTTAAGTTTCAACATATAAAGAGTCTTACGTATAAGGGTGACGATTTCATCTTGAATATTTTTCAAGTGTGTGTCTTTGGGAAGTTTCATAGCTTTCATCCGACGCAGTATATCCTTGAAATATTTCTCACTTGAGGTGGAATCGTTACTGAACCGCTTGTTCATCTGGACGGGTTTGATTTTAGAATATTTACCCATATATGTTTCGGAATACGCATCAATGAGGGGTACGATCCCCGAGTAATATTTCTCCAGTGCCTTGTGTTGTGCATATGAATTCGTGTTTAGGTGGAAGTAATGTGTTTGGGTCCTGGAATTCATAAGCATCGCTATGAAATTATTTACCACAGTCATTCTATTTTTATTATTAAAGAAGATTTTTTAATAATAAATATATGAGGATATTGTCTATAGACATTGGGTATCATAATATGGGACTGGTCGTCGCGGAGACCTCCCGTACAAGTCCAAAATTTAAAATTGAGTTCATGAAAAAGGTAAGTTTGGGAGACTACAAGTTCATACAATCAAATGACTTTGTGGATATCATCCCTTTATTCGTTGAAGATTACAGGGAAATCTTTGACTCAGTCGATAAAATCCTGATAGAGAGACAACCACCGACTGGTTTTACAAACATCGAAATTTTACTACATTACATGTTCAAGGATAAGGTTTCTCTAATTTCACCCGTGAGCATGCACACACATTTCGGTATGCGACATCTGGATTACGACCAGAGAAAGGAACGGACTATATCAATTTCTGAAAAATATTTAGATGATGAAATTCCGTATGATAGGAAACACGACATCGCGGATGCTATATGTATGATCGCGTTTTACACGTTTAGGACACGTGTCCATTTTTTTGATTCGTTCAGGTTTAAGAAGACGTAGATTTTATCTCCTCGTGAAGAATCGTGATGGCGTTCTTGACATGCTCGAACATATCAAAGATTTCATTCACGTTACGCCTCTCCAGAGCATTCCCAAGTTGTTTGATGTTATAATCGATAGAACGCTTCTCCTCTCGCAAAGATGTGAGTTTCTCTTCAAGTTGAGTAATCTTGGTATTGAATACGTTTGTATTATGTTCCATGTTCTTATCCAGTTCCTCGATTTGTTGTTGATAATAATCCTTTTGTCTCTTGATAATTTCCCTCTTTACATCTGAAGTACAATTTTCAATTTGAAAATCAAGTCTTTGCGTTTTTTCTTCAAGATGCTCAAGTTCTTGCATGTAAGATGCATGATACAGTTCGAGGTTGTATTTAAGATGTTTGATTTCTAGTTGAATCTTGGTATCCATTATAATATACAGTAGTTTCAAATCTTTATATTATAAAAATAATGTGGATATACAGTAAATGCCAACGACCAAGCAGATTCAGGATGCTCGCAAGAAGTTGAAAAGGACGCCTAAACCCAAGGGTAACGCCCCCAAGATACCGTCAAGTGCGCTTCTTCGTCTCATCGCGAACGATCCCAAGATTAAGCGTAACCGCGAATTTGTGAAGCGTGTACAAGAACTCATAAAGAATAGTAAATAAATCACTTTACAATTTTACCACTTGCAACTTTACAGAAGTCTTTTATGATATTATCGAAATGCCCAAGTCTATACTGCGCTATACCCCAAAGTACGAAAAACACAGTTTTTGTAAGATGATTGATTTCGTTTTCTTCCATCTTATAGATTGGTCCAACTACACGACCCATAAAGGTTTTCTCCTTTTTCTGCCCTGTGATCATCATCTCAGCCTGAGTCAGTGCACATGTGTCGTCGTTGACGGACCAGTGATAAAAGATGAAAGGTATGAGAATCGAATAGAATTCCAGGTTTCTACGATCATTCGTGAACGGGATAATTAGGATCCACAAAAGAAAAATAAGATGAATGATAAATATTATGTTCATTTAATATAAGATGAGCGTAGAAATTAATATGGAAGAATCGTGGAACGAATACCATGAAGATGTTCTTCGTCAATGGGGTGAGGCGTCGGCTTGTTACAGATATATGCATCATCGTGCGTTTTTAATGTTCAAGCGAATGAGTCTGCGTTTTAATTTGCCTGTCATTGTTCTTTCGACAATCACGGGGACAGCGAACTTTGCTCAGACATCATTTCCTGAAAGTATGAGAGCCACGGTTCCCTCGATTATCGGTGGTATGAACCTGATAGCTGGTCTCATCGCAACCATCATGCAGTTCCTTAAGATTAACGAACTCATGGAAAATCATAGAACAGCTGCGTTAGGTCATGGAAGTTTGTCGAGAAACATCCGTCTTCAATTATCCCTCCCACGTGTCGAGCGTAAGAAGGAGGGTCTGAAGTTTGTGGATGAATGCAAATCTATATACGACAGTCTCCTCGAACAATCCCCACCTATTCCCAAACACATTTTAATGAATTTCGATAAGGAATATCCATTAGATGGTGTGTTCACGAAACCTGAAATATTAAATGTGCGTCCAATACCAAAATTAAAGTTACCAAAGACAATCGAACCCATTCATGCCATAACCAAGGATACCCCATTTGAACGAGTCGGGGAATTTTTAGTTTCTAAGCAGGAGGATGAAGAGGAAGAGGAAGAGGAAGAGTATGAGGAAGAGGAAGAGGAAGAAGAGACAGACGTCGAGCAAGGTAAACCAGTAGAATAAACATCGCGAGATTGGTAAGGACTGCTGATGCTATGAATGGAAACATTTTCCTTTTTAAAGGTTCCATGACACGTTTATGTAGTGCGTCGTTTTGTAACACCAAATCTATCGCCTGATTAGTAAGATCATCAATGGAGTCCTTCATTAAGATAATTGAGCAAAAAAAAAGTCCCGTTGTTACAACAATACATGGGAAACAAATTGATCTCATTCGTAGGTTCATGAGTGAGGGTAAAAATGTGTTCATATGCGGAGCCATCGGGGTTGGAAAATCATTTATCCTCCAAAAGGTATTGGAAGGGACGAATCACGTTGAGTTATTACCTCACCATTTAAAAAAAGATTCACCTTTTCTACCATTTATTAAACCAACTAGGAAACATGTATTCATAGAAGATTACGATAGTGTGTTCAAATCACTAGTTGAAGAAGTTTCAGATGGAAACAAACTCACCCGAGGTTCTCTTCTGATCACAACCACGACCATGTGTATGTTTCCAAATTTTGAAACTGTGTTCGTTCCAAAACATAAACCCGAGGTTTTGATGACTTTAGTAGAGAAGGAAGGGATCGAAATCTATAACGCCGCTGTGAGATCAGCTGGAAATATAAGGAGCTTTTTTACGTATATCGATGGATATGACGAGATGGATAACTTTCAAACACCGAAAGAGTTCATAACTGATGTATTGACCGACCCAGCTCCGATAGGTATAATTGATGGTATACCCGAACATGGTCATGTTTGGGATATATTCCAAGAGAACTACATAGATTCCAAAGGTGTGGACGTAGTTAGGTCTAGTGATTCCTTCTCACTCGCAGATGTTTTAGACAATCACATATACAAATCCACCAACTGGCACATGATGCCCTATTTTGTGCTACACGCGTTGACTATACCAAAGTCGTGTTTGGGTGAACCACTCGACCGAAATAAAATCAGACCTGGGAGTTGCTGGACAAAATTAGGAAATTATAGGATGCGAAAACAAAAGTATGACGGCATTCGTAAAAAGTCTAGGATGGGTCTCGGTGTCGAAGAATTGTGTATGTTAAAGAATTATGCAGAAAAGGGAGACCTAAGTAAACTCATTGAATACGGAATCACACCACAAGATTTCGACGTGATTAATCATCTCGCCGTCGGAAACAACTTAAAATCAAAAGACGTCACAAGAGTAAAGAAGGCACTCAAAAATGCCTACAACTGAAGATGAAAAAGAAACGGAAGTCAATGAGTGTGTAAAGATTGTGGGTAACGAGATTCTATTCTATGGTGACATCGATACAGAGAATGCTCTCGAGTTTGTAGAAAAATTTAAGAAACTCGAGATTGAAATGCTAAAGCGAAAGGCGGAGTTCGTGGGGTATGAACCACAAATCCGTGTGCACATCATGAGTGGTGGTGGAGACATCTTTTCCGGTTTAAACATGATGAATGTACTTGAACGTGCTCGAGTAAAGGTTGTGACTGTCGCACAAGGTTCATGTTGTAGCGCCGCCACATTTATGTTCTTGGGTGGTTCAGAGCGTCGCATGGGTAGTAATGCATACCTTCTGATTCACCAGATTTCCACTGAATTTTGGGGGAACTTTCACGACCTCCGTAACGAGATGAAGACTTCTGAGAAGTTTATGAAGATGCTCAAGAAGATGTACCTCTCGAAGACGGAGATTCCCGAGAAGAAGTTCAAGCGTCTCATGAAGAAGGATATATATCTGAGTCCTTCTAAGTGTATCAAATATGGGATCGCTCATTTCGTTGACTGATTGTCACTGAACGTTTATAGAGAGCCAGTATACATATAATGATAAAAACAATACAAAATGTGTTTATAGTCAAGGGGAATGTTGTGCTTTCTAAAGGCTTAAGTCGTTCCATTCTACCGTAATTTACAACTGGAAGTGAAGACATCTATTTAAAGTTGAGAATTTAATTAATCGTAGTATGGAACGCCTTATAAAGAAAGATAAGAATGGATCTGAGAGATTCACGGATATTCGTGTAGAGAATCTAAAAGATGGAACTGCTGATATCGTGAAGGTGTGTGGTGTCATCGGTAGTGAGAAGATGACCGAGTCTCGAACGAATGTCAAGACGGGGTACGAGAAGGCGCTCGCTCGCGCACAAACGATGTGGAACAACGAAAGAACCAAGTGTACTGAAATTCTCCCCATGTTGGCAAACAAGTGGGAGGATCGCCAAAAGTACATCAATGAACCCTTTTATGTTCAACCTAAAATTGATGGTGTGCGCTTACTTGTCTCAAATAAGGGGTGCTTTTCTCGAACTGGAAAACCTGTCAAGGGTGTCGAACATCTCGCCGAAGGACTTAAAGACGGGGAGTACCTGGATGGGGAGTGTTACGCACCCAACAAATCATTCGAGGAAATCACGAGTATGTTCAAAATGAATCCCAAGGAACTTGAGTTCCACGTGTTTGATTACTTTGATCTGAACCGACCGAACCTCACATTTGAAGAACGGAAAGATCGTATCACGATTGATACATTTCTTGTGAATTCGAAAGAGGGTGTTAAGAAGTATCATGATA